CTAGAGAAGCGAGACGATTTATAGAAAGCAGAACAGAGAAGTTGCTGTGGAATGTTGTGGATGAACGCAACACTGTCCATTTGAAGTTACTTCGATTCTTAGGGTTTAAGTTTCTTAGGAGACTGAAGTATGGACCCAATAATTTATCCTTTATAGAGTTTGCCCGTGTGCAGTCCAGCAGCGATAGGTCCGGCAGTAGGAGCCATAGGCTCAGCCATGTCAGCGCAAGCCGCTAATAAAGCAGCAAAGCGTAACTATGCATATCAATTAAAAGTAAGAGAAAGGAAGTGGATGCAAACAACATCCCTTTATAAGACGAAGAAAGTACAATTCGAACAGGAAGTAGACTTAGCTAATATTGCAGCTCAGCGTGCTTACTCCAGAACACAGCAACAGTTAAATAATGCACAAGCTATGGCAATTCTTGAGAACCAAGAGGACTTTAAGAAGATGCTACAAGCAGAAGGTCAGGTCGAAGCTTCTGCTGCTGAGAGGGGAGTAGGAGGTAGAAGTCTAGCCAGAGCACTTGTAATGAATAAAGGTAGCTATGGCGTAAGTCAAGCCCTTAGATCTAGAGGTTTAGCTATGGCTGGTTATGCAGCTAAGGAGTCTAATGAGAATGTAAATAGGCAGCTTAAGTCCACATTAAATAGATCATTCAGTAGGGTTGCTATTCAACCAGTGGAAGATGTAGCACCACCAGCACCTGTTATGCAGAACGTGGGAATGACATTAATGCTTGGCATGGGTCAGGCATTAGGTGCAGGGTTAGAAGGTATGGATACGAAAAAATATGATTCCCCATCCGTCAAGGATTCCTTTACCAAGGCTCCTGACCTTGGATATAACTATAACTTTGGATCTACCTATGACTTTGGATCTACCTATGACTTTGGATCTACACCATTCGTCAAGGATTCCTTTACCAAGGCTCCTGACCTTGGATATAACTATAACTTTGGATCTACCTATGACTTTGGATCTACTCCATTCGCATCTAAATAATTCATGGTAATACCCCAATATCAAATACGTGGTGAGTCTCTAACGCCCGAAGAAATAGTAGACGTCGTCCCTGAAATGGAAGCGTCCAATCGTGCTATTCAACAATCAGAAGAGAAGTATCTTAATCAACTAGAACAGAACAACGCAGATAGCGTTCGTAATACAGAGAAGATGTGGGGTCAATTAGGAACCCTATCTGAAACAATTCAAGGAATAGTACAAAAGAAACAAGATAAACATAGAGAAGATAGAGCTGCTGTCATAGCGTTTGAGATGCTCACTCAAGGAGTAGATCCAGATTTAGAAGCTCACTTCCGAGGTGAACGAGATCTACTATTTGATGACTCTTTAAAAGCTGAAGAGTTTGCAACTAAGTATGAGGCTGAAACTGGAGATAGCATCACAGCTAATGAGTTCAGGAACATGGCTGGATGGGAGAAGTATATTGTTGCTGAACAGTATGCTTTACAGAAAGCTAAAGGTTATAACGAGTATGTATATCAGGCTTACGAGACTGAGACTATTGATGTCATAAGAGATGGGAAAGAAGTTAAGTTAAAACATACTGATGACCTTTCACCTGCTGAACAAGCTGCATTAGATGAGAAGATCAAGTTCAATTATGCTAGGCAGTTTGCAGGTTTAAATGAAGCTCTGGTAGCTACTGTTGTTAAACCTGAGATAGATAAATATGATGCGAACAGGAGAAAGCAACAAGCAGCAGCTAGAGAAAATGCGTATCAACTACAGATAAAGGAAAGTGATAGAAGAGCAGTTGAAACTAGTTTTGTTACAGCTAACCCTGCTGATGGTTATGCTAACTCTCATAAATTTGCAGCTAGGTATGCAGCTAGAAATGGAACAACATTAGCTGTAGGTCGTATTGCTTTTAAAGAAAACCTTATCGCTCTAGTTGGTGAAAATAAGATCACCTATCCAGAAGCTATGTCTATTCTCTTTCATGAGGAAAAGGCTAGAGATGGCTCGATGAAGTCAATGACTTCGTGGAAGGAGTGGTCAGATTTACCAGATGAATTAGCTAAAGCTGCTGAGAAAGGAACCCAAGCAAAGAACGATCAAAAACAAGCTGACATAGCTGCTGACTTACAAGTGATTAAATCACAAGAGAATTTAAGTAATCAGCAAAAGATGCAGATGATGGACATCTATCGTCAGAAATATGATGGTTATGTTCCTAGTGAAATACAAGGTGCATTAGCTGGTCACTTAGATGATGATGTTGCTAGAGATATGTTAAAGCAAGCAGCCCGTTATCAAGGTGGAGTATATGATTTCCAGTTAGCTAACGTAAGTACAGACGTTTACAACGAATATAAGGATAAGCTAATTGGTACAAATGCAACGACCCCAGGGTCTGCACAACATAAGAAAGCAGCTAATTATATCAAGGCATATACCAACGAAGGTACAGGTGATCAATTTGGTGAAACAGATGCTAAATCTATTGAGTGGTTAAATCTAAATGACAACTTAACTGAAGCATTTAATGAGGCTTATGACCGTCATTACATGAGGAATGGTCAGGTTGTATCTACTCCAGAGGAATCGTATGACGCTGGCATGAGAGCTGTAGAATCAATCATTGCTAATGACAGTAAAGTCAGAGAACTTATGAAGTCTGACTACGAAGACGACGGTGACGAAACATACGAACGTAATGTCCGAGTTGCTATGGGTCAAGCTGGTGGCGGGAAGTGGAAGAAGAATAGAATATCTACAAGTAAACAGATTGAGAAAGAATTACTTGAGTGGTCTACATCTCCTTTAAAACAAACATCAGACTTACCTCAGTACATTAAAGATGTAGCGAGAAGAGTAGGTATCAGCCCATTTGACTTAGCACAATCTCAACTGAAGTATCTACAAGAAGACTACAAACCAGAGAAGCCAAAAGAACAAGATCCAAATATATCTAGACTTATTTTCTTTCAACCAACACCATCACGAATCACAAGAGCACGTATCTCTTCTGAATCTGGTGACGACTTATCCATCTATAACAATCCAGCTCTTGTAAAAAGTGACATTTAACTGCGGTTTAAATGCTCTTTGAAGGGCATATTACTACGGTAACTAATGAATGAATTTGAACCATCCCTTGAGATAGGACTCTCAGAGGGTATGTCTGAGGAGGAGACTGCTGCGGCAATCCAAAACTCAGAACAAGCAGAACAAGACAGATTAGAAATTAGAAAACAAAAAGAAGCTGAAAACGCCCAAGCTGAACAAGATGCCAATCCAGACAAACCTGATCTTGGTGATTATGTAAAAGATACATTTACAGGAGTTGCTGCTGGTGGTCAGGCTTTTGCTTCTGACATCGTAACCATACCTGAGAGAATCATTGATTACTTCTCAGGAGAGATGAAAGAAGAGGGTGACGATTATGATACAGAGTGGGATGACTGGTTTGTTAAAGATAACAAGCCAATAGAAACTAAGACTTGGTGGGGTACTGCTGTTAGCGGTATAACTCAAGTTGGACTACTTGCAGCCGTACCTATAGGCGTTGGTGGTACAGCAGTTAAAGCTGGAACCAAAGGTCTTGCATGGGGAGGCAAGGTTGCAAAAGGAGCAATCAAATCTACGAAGATAGGAAAGAAAGTAACTACAGCTACAAATTTAGGTAGGTTCGTTCCTTCTTCCGCAAACCTTGCTCGTGGAGCAGTAACTGGTGGAAAGATTGACCTACTTAGAAAAGACTCTCAGAAACATAATATTTCTGGAATGCTTAAGGAAAAGTATCCATGGCTTGACACACCTCTAGCTACTAAAGATACAGACGACCCAATTATGAAGACATTTAAGAATGTCGCAGAGGGTGTAGCTATGGGATTTGTATTCGATGAGCTACTACATATTGTAGGTATGGGCAGTTCTGCTGCTGTTAAAGTTGCTAAAGAAGCTGGTCTCAAGGATAAAGCCAAAGGAGCAGCTAAGAATGCTAAGTCAAAAATAGACGAGTTTATTGAAAGTAAGAATAATAGTATCAAAACTCAGAAAGCTGAAAAGGCTAGAGAGCAATTAAAGACACCTGGTTTTGGTGGCTCTAAAAATGAACCAATAGCTGACCCTTGGCAAAACACAGCGTACTCAAACGAGACTGCTCCGAGTGTCCGAAAGGGGATGAGAGATATGAAAAACAACTGGGGTGCAGAAGACGGTACTCCTGGGTCTTTCTTATCTGGTGTAGAAATAGATAACATAGCTCGTAGTTCTGGTGAAGCTAGAAAGACAGTTAAACAAGTACTTAAGAAGGCGTATAGCCAGAACAAGATTGTACAGCTAGAAGAGACAGCTAAACGTCAGGGTAAAACAGTAGAAGAGTTACTTGATTTAGACATAGAACTTTCCCAAAGAATATATAACGGACGCAACACTGATGATGTTTCAGCGGATGAATTCTGGGCTGATATACAACGTCAAAGGTTTAAAGCTGAAGGAGAAAGTTTAATAGATGGTAAAGCAGTTGATTACGATTTTGTACGACCTGAGTTTGCTAACACTATAGATCTAATCAATGGTTCCTTATTGGGTGATATTAGAGCAGACAGTTTAGCAGCTAGAGAACTGGCTGATGTTGTTGACCTAAGAGATGTTGATGGACCTGCTCATCAATTAGTCCAGAAGTTCATTGCTGGTTTAAGACTCAGAAAAACAATGAAAGCTGAATGGTCTCAGATGGGTAGAGATATGGATGTAAGAATGAGTAGACCAGAAATTGACGCAGCTATTACTCAAGATGTAGATCAAAGCATCGACGCATTCCGTATGGCTTTAGAAATGGCTCCTGAAGATGGTGGTGATGATTTATTCAAAGCTATATTCGAAGGTATATCCATGGCTAAAGATGTTCATTCACTCGACGACTTCGATGCATTCATGCGTCAGAAGTTAAAAGGTGGAACCTTTAAAGGTGGACCAAAACAAACTGGTGCATTAATCAGAGAGATGGGAACTATGTTTACTCATAGTGTCTTATCTGGACCTAAGACTGCTGTAAGAGCAATCATGGGTACATCTAGTGCAACCTTTACTAGACCTATGGCTATGGCAATAGGTGGTGCTATGCGTGGTGACTGGGCTACATCCAGAGCTGCGTTGGCTTCATTAAATGCTATGCGTGAAGCAGTACCAGAATCGTTTGAACTATTTAAACGTAGATTGAATTCTTACTGGGCTGGAGATATATCAACAATGAAGACAAGATATATCGAAAGAACTAAGGCAGATGACCAATGGCAAATGTATGGTCACTGGGCTGAGACCAGAGGTAGTAAATCAGATAAGCTTACATACCGCATGGCTAACTTAGTCAGAGGTGCTAACGATAATAGGTTCTTAACTTATTCAACCAAGCTAATGGCAGCTACTGATGATGCTTTCGGGCTAATCATTGGTAGAGCAAGAGCTAGAGAGAAAGCATTCTTGAAAGCTGCTGATGAACTACCTGATGGAAACTTTGTTGACTTCGATGCACAGTTCTTCAAGAGAATGGAGGATGATTTCAATGCACAGATCTTTGATGCAGATGGAAACATCACCGATGCTGCTGCTGCTTATAGCAAGAAAGAAGCAACACTTACTCAGGACTTAACTGGTTTCACGAAGAAGTTAGAAACTGCATTCAATGAAACCCCATGGGCTAGACCTTTCTTCCTATTTGCAAGAACAGGTATTAATGGTCTTGCGTTAACTGCTAAGCATACCCCTGGTTTTAACTTCCTAGTTAAAGAGTGGAATGATATTGCATTTGCTAAACCTGGTAGTGATCTATCAGGGCTTAAAGCTTATGGAATTGAGAACACTCAGGATCTAATGAACGCTAAGGC